AAAATTTTCTTCCATATCTTTTATTTAGTTATAACTTTATGTTGTGTATACATATTAAACATAAAAAAAAGCTTGACCGAAGCCAAGCTATTCTTTAATATATTTAATTTCTTTATTAGAAATTTAATACGCAGTAATCCATTCCGATTGTCATGTCAATAGTATTTGCTGTTCCATCATCATCCCAATTCATATCACTAAATGAAGCATCTTTAATAAACGCACCTTTTATGATCCATTCTGATACTACATCACCTACTGGTCCTAATACATCAATTGTTAAATCTTTTTTATAGAAATCAGAATATCCATCTCTACCAGTTACTGATTCATGGTGTAATCTTGTCCACTCCATTACAGCTTGCGCTCCTGAAGGAGTAATTGGATCAAATAACTGCATTGTTAAATCATTCCATCTTAATTTTCCTTTTACTTTTCTATAAGTATTAATGTGATTTAGTACGATTTCATCTTGTGCAAAACCCATTCCACTAACACCTTTAATGATGTAAGCTGGGATTCCATCTACGTACATAATAAATCTATTAGCAACTTTTGGTTCAAAGGCTGTGAAAAATATTTCGTTTGGGTTTAATACTGCCATTTTATTATTGTTTTATTTTTGTTTTATTATAAATATTATATCTTTTATTTTTTATGCTGGGAACGTTGCTCCTGTTGGTAAAATATTAAAGTCTAGGTATATAAATTCAGCTGTTTTAGTTGGCTGTAAATATATTGCACCTACCATTTGATTTCTATCAACAACATCTGGTCCATTATTTGAAGCATCCATTACAACTTTAAACGCGTATAATCCTTGTCTTTGTTGTACTGACTCTAAATATGGATTTACTTGTCCTAAGAAATTATTTCTTGTTGCTGCTGTGTTTTGTTCAAATACTAAATTATCAGCAATTTGTGAAATATAAGACTTAAGTTCAATTAATAATCTTCTAACATTTACTCTATCTAATGCACTTGCTGATGCTTGTAAAGTTTTCTGTCCAAATACTACAACTCCTCTTCCTGGGAATGTTGCAATTGGATTTACTTTACCAGTATATAAATCATCTCTGTTAGTTTGAGTTAATTTTCTTTCTGCTTGTACTACTGTACTTAAACCACCTCTGTTAATTCCAGCAGGTGCGAACCAAGCTTCAGCTGATTTGTCATTAAACGCGTAAACACCCGGAATCATCGATGATGGACATACCCACACTAATTGTCTTGAATCTGGGTCTGCTATTTGTAACCATGGCCAGTAACTTGCTACATATGAATTATCAACTGACGCTGCAGTTCCTGTAGCTGCTGTTATTGTTGAACCATAGTTTTCTAAATCCATAATTGCGATTGCATCTCCTCTTCCTTGAGTATTTGAAATCATTGTATTTAATGGAGTAGCATGGTTAGCATTTGTGTAAAGTAATCCTGGAGCTGTTATAATATTATATCTGTAATCATCTCTATTAGCTAATAGGTTAAAAGCTGTTGTATATAATCCAACACCTGATCCCATTTCTGTAGCTCCCATACCTTGAGAATCTGTATTATTTACTTGATCATAATAGTTAATACCTGCTCTACCACCAACTAAATCACCAGTACCACTTTGGAATGATCCACTTTGTGCACGTGGAATTGAAGCTGTAAATTCTGATTTTGCAGTTCCATTGTTATCGAAATAATCTGGAGTTTTTAATGCTACTTCTTTTACTCTTACGTATCTTGAAGCATTTGGATAAGATCCAGTTACTTGGCAATAAGGATCTACTGTTGAAGCTCCTCTTAATGTTTTTGTTTGATCACCAACAATTCTAGATATATAGTTAGATTGTTTTGGATCTAATGATACGTTAGGGAATATTTCTAATATTGACTTAGCTTTTGCTGTGTCATTACCTTGTCTAATTATTAAACTAAATACACCTGAACTTGTATTAGGTGCTTGAATTTCCCATCTTATGTTATTTTGAGATCCACTATCTAATGTTCCATTTGAACCTGTTGGACCTACACTGTTCATTATAGCACCATCTGTTAGTGTTTCTAATGTAAAGGCATTTGTATCAACTATGTCTGCATCTACTAATGTAAATGTTAAATCTGCTGTTGGAGAACCAATTAATGCTGCTGCAACACTTACTACATCACCTACTGCGTATCCTGATCCTTGAGCATTTACTACTATAGCAGTTGGTTCAACTAATATATCACCTGCTACTAATACAATTGTTGCTGCTGATGATCCTGTACCTAAAGCTTCTGCTGCTATAGTTAATGAATCAGCTACTACATATCCTGATCCTTGAGTTGTAACTGTTATTCCTGTAATTGTATTACCAGAACATACAACAGTTGCTACTGCACCCGTACCAGTTCCTCCTGTTAATGATACATTTGTATATGTGGCATTTACACAATCTGTTGGGTTTACTGTAATTGAAGCTAATAATTCATCAGCAGTTGTTACTAATTTACCTGGTGAAGCAGACGTTGTTACATCAACTGTTAAACCAGATCCTCCTGCTGGAGATACTGTAGTAACTTCTCCTGTATAAGTTCCAGCTGTTCCATCTGTACCACCTGCTGTATAAGAAGAAATCATGTCTCTTCCTGCTTCTGGAATACCACTTTCTACTTCACTAAATACTGTTGTAGATACTGCTGGAGCCCATGATCCTGAAGCTACTCTGTTTACTATTAATGATGTACCACCATTATTAAAGTAATTATATGCTGATATAGAAGTAAAGTACGTGTACTCATCTGAACCACTTTGAAAAGTACTTCCGAAATTAGCTAGATACTCAGAGTAACTAGTTACTAGTTTTGGGATACCTACTTTACCTAATACTGTAGGACCAACGATAGCCGCACCGGCTTGTACTGGTTGCGAAGTTACTTGAGATTGATCATTTTCTCTTGCTAATACTCCTGGGGAAATTAATGTTTCTGCCATTTTATGTTATTTTTATGATAAATATACTAAATTTTTTCAAAAGTTTATTTATTTGGTAAAAACTCACCACTTTCTAAAGAAATTTCTCCGTTGCCATATTTTTCTTCTAATTCTTTAGCTAACTTTATTTCTTTTTGTTGTAAACTTTTTAATTTTTCTTTTATTTGTTCTTTTTTTATTTCTAAATTTATTATTTGCATTTCGATAACGCCTGTAGCTTCTGTAAGATCTCTATATTGTTTTTTTAAATCTTTTAAACTAGAAACTTCATCTTCTGTTAAAACTTTTTTTTCCATAAACTTTAATTTTTATTTATATTCTATTATACATATTAATCTTTTCCTGTAAGATTATATTTTTATTATGTGTTATCAACTGTCATAGCTGAGCCAAATACTTTTACAACATCAGTTTGAGTTTTAAGTATACTTACTTCAGTTCCTCTATCTCTACTAGGACAATCAAATACAGATGATGAATAGGTAAGTGAAGCACCTCTTGTTGAGCCATTAAAAGTAACAGTATTACCAGCATTATAATATTGTAATTGAATACCAGATGCTGGTGATGAGTCTGATACTAATGCAATTTCTACTCTTTGACCTACTTGAGCATTGTCAATCCAACCAGTCATATCAACTGTTGCTCTATTTGGACTTGTTTCTACGTCTGTTAATAATATTAAACTTGAACTTACATTAACTGTTTCGCCTGATTGGCCTGTTATTAAACCAGCACCATTATAAGTTAAATTAGCAGTACTTAAAGCTTGAAATTTTTGTACCATAGAACCTGATAATCTCATAGGTCCTGCTACATCTAATACTACTGCATTGCTCGGATTAGTTGTTCCAATTCCTATTAATGATCTAAGTGAATTATTTTCTGCTATTAAATGTGTTACAGCATTTGTTGAATCATATAAAGCAAATCTATCATTCGATTGAACACCTAATCTCCAACCAATAGCATCATTTAAAAATCTTGTATAAACTGTACCATTAGTTTCATCTGATTCTAATTTAAGAGTTACTGATCCTGTTTTCTTTATGTGTAAATCACCATCAGGAGTAGGTGTACCAAAACCAATATTAGGAGCTCCTGTTCCATTTCCTAAAAACATTTTATCATTATCTTCAGATGATAATTTTACTTTTTCTTGAAATGATGAATTATATATTCCAAAATCACCAGCAGTTTGACCAGCATTGTTTTCAAAAGAAAATAATATATTACCAGAATCATTTTGTATTTCTGCAATTCTTGATGCTGCTGATGCTGATGATCTAACAGTAAATCTAGATTCTGGTGTAAAATCTCCTAAACCTAAATTTTTAGAAAAATAACTATGATCATTTGCTGATAATTGTATACCATCATTTCCATTAGATCCACTTAATATTCTAGCTATACCATCAGTGTTTGCATCATATTCAACTGCAAAAACTAAATGATTTTGACCTTTATCCATTACACGTACAACTCTAGATGCTGCTGAAGATGAACCTTCAACTGTTAATAATGATTGGATTGATCCTGATGATGAAACACCTATACCTACTTTTGCATCTGCTGTAGCAGAAGGTTGAGCTAATAATACTTTATTACCATAAGCACTAAAAGGTGTTGAATTAGCTCCTGCTCCTGATGATGTAAATACTACATCAAAATGGTCAGTACTAAGATTGTCTGACATTCTTATTCTTCCAAAGAATTCATCTGCTGCATCATGACCATATTCTATTCTCATATCATCAGTAGTACCATCAAAATGCATTGCTGTAAATGTATCTGTAGGTGCTACTAATGGAAATTTAAGAGATGCCTCTGTTAAAGTGCCCTGAAGAGCTGCTATTAATTGTCCATTAACTCTTGCTCTATGGTTAATTACAGTATCACCTAAAGATGCAGATTGTAAAGCATAAAATCTTTCATTTACTCTTGTTGCACCTGAAACTACTAAATCATCAAATGAAGCTGATACATAATCAACTCTACCTGTTGAAATTAAATCACTAATTGAAGCTGATGTTACAGTTAATTTTTGTGTAGCAGAGTCAAATAATAAACCTGCGTTTGTTTTTGTTGGTAAATCACCTGTAGCTGCTGTATAAAAAGGTATAAAACAAGTAGTATCTGAAGCCTCATTTGTTAATGTACTAGCTTGTGCTGTAACTGCTGAGTTAGCAAATGATGAAGTTCCTACAAATCCTACTGTTGTAGCTGCTGTAACAGATGATTCAAATGATTTTGCTTTTATATTTCCTGTATTAGCATTATATTCTAAACCACCAGTTGCTCCACCTGCTCCTACTGTGTCTGTGTTTTTTAAGTTTTGAGCACTACCACCAACTGATGAAGATGGAGAAAAAACTATAAAATTAGTTTCTGCTGCTGTTTCTTCTGACACTGTTACTAATGCTACAGGACCAGCAGTTGATCCAGCTGTTGTAGCAAATATAGCTTCAGAAGCTGTACCATTCATTTGTGTATTTGCTGGTAAATTTAAAGATCCTGAAATTGTAATATCATATGCTTCTGCACCGGTAAAAGCTTGAACTGATTGACTAACCTGAGCGGCTAATACTGGATTACCAGTTGCTATACCACTATTCGATAATGTTTTTGCCATGTTAAGGAAATTATTTTAAACGTATTTTGTTATAAATATCACAAAATTCCTAACTGTTTATTTACTGCGCTTATTACTGTAGAAGAAGAAATTGATTTAGTACATTCGTAATGTCTATCTGTGTCTTTATGGTCAGGACACCATTCCCAATCACCAGCATTTAATCTTACTCTATTAAAGCAACCATTACAATTACCTTCTGGGGTAAATACTCTTTCACAGTCTTCAAATTCAGAATAAGGTTCACTAAAACCAGATATCATTACAACAGGTGTTCCTAATCCCCATGCTAACCAACTTAATCCACTTCCTATACCAATAAAAGCTTTAGCATTCATCATATCATTAGCTCTTTCACTTAATGGATAATCACCTGTTTTATCAATTACACCTTTTAAAGTACCACCTAATTTAGAATCATGCCACTCATCACCTAAAGGTTCTTGGGTAATCATTACTACTTTATAACCATTATTATTTAAATGATCTATTACATCTTGCCAACCACCTTCACGATTCCAATATTTAGCATGAGCTGAACCATGAGGAGCTATTACAACATAATCACCTTCAATAGTTGATCCTGTATTTTTAAATGTTAATTTAGGTTTTATTTCTTTAAAATCTAATCCTAAAATATCTGAACATGTTTTACCTAATGGATTCTTTCTAAAATCTGTAGGTGTTTTACTAAAATCAATTGTATTATCTTCAGCATAATCAGGTTCATTATAATACCAACCAATATCATATCTTGCATATAAATTATAAGCTGTATCTCCAGGTTCTATAAACTCTAAGTCTGGATAGTTTTCTTTAAACCATTCATTATGAAAAGTAGATATTACAACTTCACATTCATGTTTTTTTCTAAATTCTTCAACGTATGGAAACCATGCTAAAGTATCACCAATTGCTTTACTATCAAAACAAATCATTACTCTTTTTCCTTTAGCATCATATTCATATTCATGTATTACTTCACCTGTGTCTCTATTTTTTATTTTAATTAAATAATCAATAAAATATTTAGTATTAGTTCTTGTCCACATATTATTAGTAATATCATGATAATGTAAAAACTCATTTGTTTTTTTATCTATAAATTCTATTCTAAAATTAGTATCTTCTGCTCCCCTAATTTCACAAAAAGCTCCTCCTATAAAATGGATATTATATAAAAAATCATCCTTTTTAGGTTCAATTCTTAAATTTTCTAAATTATTATATTCTTTTACTAATACTTCTTTCATATCATTAAGTAATCTTTTGTTGGTTTATTTTTATCCAATATTCTATATCCTAATTTTTCTAAATAAGGAACAACTCTGTGGTCTCCATAATTATTTTCCTCTAACCATATTAATGGTTTGTCTCTTTTTAATAAATTAGTCATTCCTTGCATACATGCTAATTCATGTGCTTCAACATCTATTTTAATAAAAGATACTTTAGGTAAAACTAAATAATCTAATGCTAATACTATATTTGGGTTATTACTATGTTTAACAACTTTAACAACACCA